TGTATCTAAAGCTATATAAATTTTTTCAACTGTAGATTGAACTATTTTTTTCATTAAACTATCTTGAATGTTTTTGCCTAAAAGTGGTATAGCATTTCGTTTTATAGCAATTGCATCAAATGGACCTTCACATAACACTAAAGGTAAATCAAAATTTATAAATAATTCAAATGGAATAATATCTCTTGATGCTTCTGGATTGCGATATTTAATATATGGTTCTTTTTCAAATGAACGACCTGTAAAATAATTTAAGTTACCATTAGCATCATATGATGGAATTATAATCATTTTAGAATATCTACCACTTTCACAATATCCTATATTATATTTTATAATATCATCTTCTCCAATATTTCTTGATTTTAAATATGCTTTAGCATGTCTAGCAATTAAATCATTATTAGATATTAATGGTTTATATTCTTTAGGGAGTGTTACTGATTTTGTAATTGTATAATCTGAGACTTCAGAGCCAGTTTTAACTAACTTTTTTAATTCTGTGAATTTATCAGGGGATGCCTTTACTTGTTTAAATAAACTACTAATTGTTTTTCCTCGTTTATCACAAGCCCAACAATGCCAAGGATTATTTCCTTGTTTGTTTTCGGTGTAATTAATTTCTAATTTAGGTTTGTGGTGATTACAAAAAGGGCAATTATGTGCTTGATTGCCTCTAGCTGTTCGTTTACCAGAACCTAAAACAGAGTTAACGAGGTTAACTAATAGTTCATTTACCATAAGTCGTAATGTACGAACAATTATTTAAACATCAAAGTCACGAGTGAAGAACTTTCCAAGAATATTATCATTAAAAAATTCTTCGGGTTTTTCTAAAACTTGATATATCATTTGATATTTTACTTCATAATATGTTAATAATTTTTTTGTGGGGGCACAAATTAAAATATGTCTATCAAAATTTTCTTTTGGTTCTGTTTCGTATAATTCTTTTAGATATTTATTTGAACCCCAATATGTTTTCCAATTTGATTCTTTAACTGCTAATTTATATGCAGGTCTACGTCCTACTACACCTTCGTATTCTTTAAGTTCTTTTTTGCCTAATTTTACTTTAGTAGTATTCTGAAGTATTTTTTTACCAATATAAGCTTTTTCTGTAAGTTTATGAGTTATCATATATACAAAGCCATAAGTTTCATCTGGAAAATCTGAAATATTTTCCATTATTAAGTTTTTATAAGTCCAATTCATGTTAAAGATCTAAATTAATAATAATTGTAGTATCTGTTGTAGTAGAAGATTGTAGGGGTTGAGCTAATTTACCTACAGCTATTAAATTTTGAAAATCATCATATAAACCAACAGTAGTAATATATGGTGAAAAATAAGAACCTGTAGCAAAGTTATATAGTGTTTCCCCTGCAGAATTGAATGTCCCAATTGGACTGGATATTGATATACTTCCTGAAGTTATAGATGGATTTGTACTAAAATTAAATTCATTTTCTCTAATAGCACATTTATATTCAGCTTCTAATATTGTTGTTGCTGAAAGGAATGAAGATGTTACATTATAAGCATTTGTAAGGTTTCGGTGAGGAAGTGATGTGTTAGTTAAAACAGCCATTCCATGCTCATATATAATATTTCCTACATTTTCATTTACTACTATGGTTCCACTTCCTTCAGCTGATTCGCTTTGAAATGTAACTGTTATAGTATCTGAAGGATCTGGATTATTACTTGAAGTGAAGAATCCATTAGTTCCATTATCCGCAAATATATTTAACCCATCAGCATCAAAATAATCTAAATCTGTTCCTTGAAGACTAGCAGTTATATACCCTGTATTTACTCCTATTTGCCCAATATAAAATGGAGATTCAGCTGGGGGGTCATAAGTAATGGATGTTACTACATAACCAGAAGGAATACTTAAACCTGGGGGTATTAGGTTTAATCTATTAAAACCTCCAGGAAAAATACCTGGGTCTATTTCTTCGGCAAAAGTTGCAAAATTTGCATTTGTAGATCCTGAAAATACACTTCCAGAATTCCATGTGTAAGAAGAAGAAGCATAAAGATTACCTTCCCCATCATCTAATATGGTTAAACGAGTACTTGAAGTATCTTGATATTCAAATTTAAATGAAGTTGGTTGTATATATTCTCCAAATAATTTTGATGGGATTGATATAACTGAAAGTTCTGCATTAGATGCAGTTGGGAAATGTCTAGATGCTGTTAAAGTACTAGATAAATAATTATAATAACTTGGTGTATTATATGATCCCGAAATTTCTTCCCTTTGAATTGCTGTTCCTGGGTCACCCCAACTTGATGATAAAAAGTTAGAATAATATAATTCTTTTACAGAATCATATACTTGTCTTTGATATAAAGATTGTGAGTGACCTGTAGTAGGATCAGTAGCAGTTTCAAATAATGAACCACTAAGATTTTTACCCATAAACCTATCTATACCTACAAATTGCTTATAGGTATGGTATTCACTCTCATCAGCGTAAAATTCGCTATTTTCAAATGAAAACTGTTTATTAACAGTAAAGGGGACAAGCTTTATGTCCTTGGCTAAAAATTGTTTGAATGCACTCATTCATTTAAAAGTCTAATTTAATGCGTACTAACGTTTCTTTTGTAAAATCTTTTTCTAATGGTCTTGATAATTTTGCTACTGCTACTAAATCATTAGTATCATTATACAAACCTACCGTTGTAGCATAAGTTTGAGGATTATTAATAAAAGATTGGAATAGTACTTCACCACTAGAACCTGAAATAAATGATGGGTTTTCTGAGTAATTAAATTCTTGGTTTTGTGCTCTAACAAATATAAAATCTGAAGAAATAGTTTCTTGTGAATTTAATAAAAAGGATTTACCTCTATTAATAGTAGCAAATAATTTTGAATTATTATTATCATCTGTATTGCTACTTCTAGCTGTACCTAATGTAATACCTTCTTGAGGTGCTATATCTAAAGCAGCAGCATTTAAAAGTGCTACACCAATGTCTGGAAGTAGTAAACCATACGAACCTGAACTAGCAGTATATCCATTAGCATTTAATTGTGTATCTGCTACACCGTTAGATCCTGATATTAATTGATAAACTCTACCAGCACCATTAAATTCTACTACTGTTACTTCTTGACTATTATCTGTTAAATCTAATTGTCTGTTTGCAGCTGAACCTGATAATGTTAAATTAAATGAACCTAAAAATAATTCTTGTTTATATTGGGCTCTTTCAAAATTAAGAACATAAAAATCTGATTGTGTTACACCACCAAACACAAATTGAGCGTTTTCATCTTCTAAAACTAAACTTCTGTATTGACCATAAAGTGATCTTGTAGGTGATTGTCCATTAACAGCTGAATCAAATAATAAACTACCACTACCATTAGCATTAGCGTATGCAATATCAAATTGGATGGCGGCACTATCTTCAGATGAAGCTGTTTGGTAAACTGATAAAAAATAATCTCCAGCTGAAGATGCTGCTTGAGTTGATGAAGTGAAAAAGGTAGTTAATGTTGGGTTACCTGTACTCCATAATGTCCCAGCTACTGAATCTGAGGAGATTACAAAATCTGAGGGTTGTAATTGTTTAAATGATGCCATTTTCTATTTTTTAATTAGTTTGAGTAATTGTTACGGGGATTGTTATTCTTGCTCCTGAATCTCTACCAATTACTGTTAATGTAGTATATAAAGCTGTGTTATTACCAAATAAAGTATTAACTGTGGTTGCTCTTAATGTAATTGAAGTACCAATAACTGTTTTAGAAACTGAGGTTCCTAATGTAGTTGTTTGGTTAGCAGCTGCAGCTTGTGGGGTGTCAATTCCTGTTGCTGTAAATTCAGCCATTGTTCTAATATCACCAATAGTTGCTGTATACCCTGAAGATTCAAATAATTGATTATCACCTAAATAATTTAATGTTTGTGGTGTAATTGCTAATGAAGCACCTTGTCTTAAGGTAATTGCTGTATAACCGACATCAAGTACAGGCATTTTAGCTGTTCCTCTTGGTAAAGTAACAAGTTTATACTTCATTGATTGCATTTCATTTGGAATTGCTTCAATTAAAGGTAAATTTTCAATAGCTTGACCATAAAAAGCAGATCCTGAAGGATGATTAGGATTATACAATGTATAATCTATTTCATCATCTCCTAAAGCAAATTGTGTTATAGTAAAAGAACCATCACCTTTAGCAAGTAATTCTCTTCCTTTTGTTGTTAAGATAGCATCAACTGTTACTACGTTATTATTTAAGTATCCCATGGGTGTATTTTATTATAAATATTATCGTTGTATAAATATATTAAAGTTTTATTTGTTGTCCAAGCTATATTAAACTATTAATTACCTGCATTAGATTTTATAATAGCTGATACAGCTTCATCTTTATTATCTGTTAGTTTCTTTGTTACAAATTCTGATATTGTTGTACCAGGTGATGTACTTCCTTCTGGTTTATCTGTATCAATTAATACATATGAAGCATCATCTACATATCTTCTTAATAAGAAGTGTTGTTCATTTGCAGCTGTAGACATTGAATCATTTAATAGAATTTTAAGTAATCCATCAGATTCTTCACTTGGTAATTTTACAGCTGAAATCATTCTAGTATAAGCTTCAGCTCCATTAAACCTAATTTCATCTCCTACTTCAACTGTAAAGTTTTGAATTATAGGATCAAATTCTGGTCTTGGATCATCTGTGCTATTTACATTTGATTGTTCCCAAGTTTGAACTTGTCTAGATCCATAAGCTGAAGATAAACCTAAAGATCCTGTTAACCATAATCTATCCCAGTTACTACCTGAAGTCCAATACATAGGATCTGAGGAACCATTTGGATTTATTTGGTTAATTGATGAGAAAGAATCATTAAATCCTGATCCCCCTGTTGCAGCATTAAAAACTTTTGTTGTACCTGATACACTAGCATCATAAATTACTTTTACTGTATCTCCACTTTCAAAGTTTTGGAATCCTGTATCTAAATTAAATACGTTGGTTACACTTCCACCCCCTCCAAAAGAATCTTGGGCTAAAATCATATCTTGTGTAGGAGTACCAGATGTCCAATTTTTAACAATATAAACTACAACTGTTCCTCCAGCTGAAAAAAATCTTAAACCTAATTGAGCTAAGAATTTAACGGGGGAATTTGTATCACTTGAAAATGTAAATGTATCCGTTGAATTAGACCATTGAGCATTAGCTAATGTATCATTATTCCAACTTGAATATAGATTTACCCCATTAGCAATAGTTGGAGTATTATCTACTGTATTTGTTGAACCAAACTGGTAATTGTTTACAGTAAATGAACCAGTATCAAATTGTATGGAACCACTATTAGAACTTCCATATCCATTTGCTCCTGCAAATGTACTACCACTATCAGAATACA